TCTCGGCGTGAAGAGGATCCTTGTCGGCAAGGCGATCTACAACACCGCGAAGGAAGGCAAATCGTTTCAGGGCGCGGATATCTGGAGCGATGATTATGCAATGGTTGCGGTGATCGGCGAGGGACAGAGACTATCCGATCCGACAGTAGGAAGAACCTTCCTCTGGACGGCGGACAGCCCGGAGAACGCCACGGTCGAGCAGTATCGCGATGATGCGGCCAGAAGCGACATCTTCCGCGTGCGTCAGCATGTGGACGAGATGATCGTCGATCCGTATTTCGCGCATCTGATGAAAGTCGACGCTTAACAGCAGGGATGCCCGGGGGCGTAACTGCTCCCGGGCCCCTTTTGGGAGCAGGTTCATGAGTTTGAAAGAACAAATGCCGAAGGATGCTGTCGGTTGTTTTCTGAACATGGGCGAGTTTGCCGAGGAGATCACGTATACGACCGGCGCGGGGGTTTCTAAGGTGATCGCGGCCGTGGTGGTGCGCTATGAGCTTACACCGGCAGAGGAAAACATCAACCGGTCGCTCAAGAAGCAGGCGGAGGTTTATATCGCCAATGATGCTACCAGCGGTATCGCGGCAGTGAGCAAAGCAGACGACCGCATCACGCTTAAAGACTCGGAAGGATTCGACCGCGAGGCTCGTATCAACGATGTCATCAGCCGTGATGAAGGGATGTGGCATTTGCTAGTGGGGTGGTAGGCATGGTGCAGTTAACCACAGAAATTGACACAAGGGCGCTGGACAGGGCGATCAAGATCGCGCCCCGCGTCCTTAAGTTCGAGCTGGCGGACGGGCTGGATCGTATCGGCAAGGGGTTCTTGAAACGGTTCAGACAGCAACAGCTTCAGGGGCCTCCGGGTGTGCGCGGCGCGTCCGGCCACGGCCTTTTTGGCACATTCAAGCGGGTGTTTTTGGTGTCGCCCGAGATCGAGGGCATGGGCATCGAGGTCTTTTCGGAATCGAAGATTGCCAAACTGCACGAGACCGGCGGCACAGTCAGGGATCCCGGAGGCAAGCGGCTGGCAGTGCCGTTGTCAGCGCGGTCAGAGATGTTTACGCCGTCAGGGAAACTCCGAGCGCGTTATAAAAAGCCCAAAGAGTTGAAAAACGTCAGGGCTTTGCGCTGGAAGGGCGAGACGTTTCTTGCCCGGGTGACGAAACGCGCGCAGAGGATCTTGCCGCTGTATGTGCTTAAGCGCTCAGTTCGTATTAAGCCGAGGCTGGGGTTTTACCGGACATGGGACGGCCTCGTGAATTACCGGATTGATATTTTGAATAAATCGATCGAAAAGGCGTTGAGGAAGATCTGATGGAAACGGTCAGAGAGCGGATATTTCAAAACATCAAGACTGTACTTGAAGGCGTGACGATCGCCAACGGGTACAACTTCGATTTTACGCCCGCCACCGTACAGCGCTGGTCGATGCACGGCAACAGAATGGTTGATATGCCGATGGTGGTGATCAGCCCGGGCGATGAGGATGAGTCGAGCATGCCGAATCCGTTCGAAGAATGTCTTTTAACTTTGTATCTCGACATATTTTTCGTGAACGACGAGAACGACCCGGTGCCGACCGATACGTATTTGAACAGACTGCAGGGAGATATCAAGAAAGCGATCCTGCAGGATTCCACGCGCGCGGGCAATGCGGTTGATACGGATGTTCTGGGGACAACGCCATTTGAGACGACCGAGGCACAACCGTACGCAGGGATCATCATGGAGGTTCGCGTCCGTTATCGTCATTTGCGGACGGATCCGACAGCAAAGAACTAAAAGGGAGGGATTGCAATGTCAATGCTCATAAGAAAACGCCAGCTTGCGGCGAAGATCGAGGCGGTCGAAGGTTCTGCGGAAACACTTCTGGCGGCCGACGCAGGCATTCTGGTGAATTTTTCACCGAAGGCAAGTTACGATCCGCAGATGTACCAGAGGGATCCTGTACGCGCGTCTTTGACCAAGATGGGCAAGCTCGCGGGGAAGCGATCGGCCGGGATCGATTTCAGTATTGAATTGAAAGGTTCGGGATTGGTTACGGTTGAGCCGGAGTGGATGCGGCTGGTCAGGGCCTGCGGGTTTCAATCGAACGCGCTCAAGAAGATTTCGATCGGTGCGATCACTGGTGGACCTTATCGGCACGGAGAGGTGATTACGGGCGATACGTCCGGAGCAACTGGTCGGGTTGTCATTAAGACCGCAAACGGTGCGGCATCGCTTTACTATGTCGCGCTCACCGGAGTATTCGAGACCGGAGATCACATAACAGGCGCGGATTCAGGCGCGGTTTCGACCGCTTCATCCGATCCGGCAAGTGCGGGTTTTGAAATTAAGCCGATCAGCAGTTCTGTGGTTTCTTTGACCATGGGGCTTTATGAGGATGGCGTGGCGAAGCTTCTTAAAGGTTGCCGCGGGACGGTCAAGTTCAATTTCAAGATTGGAGAACCGGCTACGCTCGATTTCAGTTTCAAGGGCGTTGAGCATGGAGTCACGGATACGCCGATGTTTACCGGAGTGAGCTTCGACGATACGGTGCCGCCGGTGCTTTTGAACGCGGTTATGTCCTGTGACGGCGTGTCGCTTAATGTCGGTGAGATGGAGATCGACGTATCGAACACGCTGGCTTCAAAAGACAAGATCGACGACGCAAAGGGGATTTTGTCTTACATGATCACCGGCCGGGATATGCAGGGGTCGTTTAATCCGGAAATGGTGCCGGTTGCTTCGCATGATTTCTTCTCCAAGTGGTTCAGTAATACGCCGATGGTTCTTGATTTGGCGTACGGGGAAAGCGAGGGCAACAAGTTCCGGTTCTACGCGCCCAGTATCGTTTATAACAAAGTCGATGACGGCGACCGCGACGGCATTCAGCTGGCGCAGACGTCGTTTGATCTCACCGGTTCGATGGAGCCGGGGGATGATGAACTCGCATTATTACTTTTATAAACAGGAGGTGTTTCCATGCTTACCGGAATTGATGTAAACGCAACACGCGAATATGTGTCGAAACTCGATCCCGACAAAGACAATCCGAGTGTGTTTCATATCGGGCTTCTGGATCCGGTGTTAAGAGCCGAGGTTGACGATGAGAGCAGTACATACGAGATGAGTTCGACCAACCCCAACGACAAGGCCAAGGTCAGGCTCAATTGGAACAAGCGGCAGATTACGGCGATCAAGTTCGGGCTTAAGGGCCTGACAAACTTTCTTGATCCCGAGACCAAGAAGCCGATCGAGCTTAAGTTCGACACGATTCATTACGCGGGCAAGATGAGAAACGTTGTTCCGGACAAGATCATTGCCATGTTCCCGAATGAGTTGAGACAGGAGCTGGCCGAGGTCATTTTGAACGAATCGAAACTGTCGGAGGGCGAGCAAAAAAACTGATCGTGGCGGTTCATTTGGGCGGCCTCACCGTGAACTGCCAGAGCTGTTTAAGCGGGAGAAAGATACGATGTGAGTATGAAGTGCCCGGGCAGGAAGTCTGGGAGCTTAACGGAACGCAGTACCGAGGGTGCCCTTTTAAGATCGTCACACGACAGTCGGCGAGCTTTATAAGGGCATTTCAGTTTTACAGGCAGGGTTATTTGCCGAACGCGGGCGGCTGGATCGACCAGTCGGCCAAAATGCTCGATGCTTTTGAAGTGATCGAAAAGGAACTGCAGGCAATCGAGCAGGAGATGCAGAAAAGAAGGGACAGGTTCAAGCGATGACGAATAAAGAACTTTCGATCATATTGCGCCTCAGGGACGAAGCTACCAAGCGCCTTGAAGGCGTGCGCGGTAACCTGCAGAGATTTGCCAACGCATGGAAGCAGAATTGGATTGCGATCACCGCGGCCATTACGGCGAGCATCATGGCGCTTCGCAAGGCGTGGGATCTCATGGAAATGGGAGCCAAGGCCCAGCAGATCGAGCAGAGTTTTAGCCGCATGGCAGAGAGTGTCGGTATAGACGCGCAAAAAATGCGGCAGGCGATCATGGAGGCATCGAAAGAGACGGTTAATTTCTCCAACGTGGCTGATAAGGTTTCGGCTCTCATGGCGCAGGGCTTGAATATGGATCAGGTCGCGGCGCTCATGAAACAGGCGCGGGCCGAGGCGCGGATATTCGGTACGACGACTGAAGAGGCGTTCGCGAACATCTCAAGCGCGGTCACCGGCGGTCTGGTCACGACTTTGAGGCGGTCGTACGGTCTTCAGTTGTCGCTTAAAGACGCGGCAGAGGAATACGCCAAGGCAACAGGCAAGACCGTCGAGGAAGTTCAGAAATACCACATGGCGCAGGCTCTGGCCAATCATATTCTCGCGCAGAGTAAATCGCACCTTGAGGCAGTGAATCTCGAGATGATGACCAGCTACGAAAAGGTGCAGATGCTCAAATCCCAGTGGAATGATTTCATGGAAAAGGCAGGGCAGGCACTCTGGCAGGTGCTGGGGTTTTTGCAGGGGTTTGCCAATCATCTGGTGGCGGGCGTCTTCACGATCCTCGAGTACGGCGCGGGTGCGGTCAAAGGATTCATTCAGGGCATAACGAATGCCTTAAACGGACTCTTGGGGTTTGCGGTCGATTTCTTTCAGGCGCTCATGGTTCCGCTCATTAAGTTCTACGACCTTTTGGGAAAACTTCCCGGCAGTGTCGGTGAAACATATCGGCAGGCGTCCGCGGAGGTAGAAAAGTTTTCGCAGTCGCTGGAAGAGAACAAGATTCAGTTCAATGTCGAAGGTCTTACGCAGGGACTTGAGGAGGCGCGAACGGCGTTCAATCTGGCCGCGCAGGAAAGCGCGCGGGACGCGATGAAGCAGTACGACCTTGTGTTTGCCAAGGTCAAGGAAACCGGTGACAAGACAGCGGAGATATTGAAGAACGTGGCCAAGGATGTGGGGAAAAGCGCGGAAGCGGCGGCCCAGCAGTTTAACGTCATGGAAGAGTTTGCCAAGCAGTCGGCGCACAACATGCAGAATGCGTTCTCGCAGTTTTTCTTCAAGGCGTTTACAGGCGAGCTTCGCAGTGTCAAAGAGGTGTTCGCTGATTTCGGCCGGGCGGTTCTACAAATGATCTCGAACATCTTGGCGAAGCTGTTACTCATAAAGATATTTACGGCGATGGCCGGAGCTGGCGGCACGATCTTCGGTGTGCCGGTGGCGAGTTTGTTTCATAGCGGAGGAACGGTCGAAAAGCGCAACCGGGCGTTTATCCGGGCGCATTCGGGCCTTGCCCCGGATGAGGTGCCGATCATCGCGCAAACGGGCGAAGGCGTGCTTTCCCGCAGGGGAATGCGGGCGGTGGGCGGGTCGGACAATCTGCGCGCGCTTAACCGCGGGGAATCTATGCGCGGGGAAGGTGTCACGATCAACGTCAATCAGGTGATTCAGGCGTGGGACGCGCAGGACGTTTGGCGCAACCGCAAGATGCTTTCCAATGCCATTGCCGATGACATTTACAACAACGGGAAGATCCGTTCGGTGATCAGGAGTTACGCATGAGTGATTTTAGCTATTTACCTGATTTTGTTTTCGAAGAGACGCTGGAATACAAGACGCTTATTTCGGAGTTTGAAAGCGGTGTTGAACAGCGCAGGCGCAAGTGGGCGGCGCCGTTACACAAATGGCGGCTCAGGTTTTCCAGCCGGTCAAAGGCGGATATGGAGATGGTGCGGAATTTCTTTTCCGCGAAATACGGCTCGTTTATGGCGTTTACATGGACGAACCCGAACGATGCCGTGGAGTATACGGTTCGGTTTGCCGAGGACAGTTTTAAATACACGATGAAGGCGTATGAGGTGTACGACTTCGAGTTCGACTTTATAGAGGTGAAGTAATGCCGAGAAATATCAGCCCCTCATTTATCAGCGAGAAATCGAAGCAGGAGAACGCGCCCATCTTTTTATACGTCCTCGAAAAGTACGACTCCATTAATGACTTGAGGATCGCGGGGTTCGATCAGGACGTGACATATCAGGGGCAGGTTTATTCGAAGTTCCCGGTCACTCATGAATTTATCGGTGAGAACAATCAGGGGCAGATCGATCAGGTCAAGGTGCGGCTGGGGAATGTTTCACGCTTGATTCAGCTGTATCTGGAGCAGTTTGATTTGCGCGGGAAGAAGGTCACGATCCGCATGGTCTGGGCCGACCAGCTGACGGACCCGGACGCGCATATGGACGACGTTTTCTATATCGACAGCTATACGGCAGATCAGAAGAACGTGGAGTTCACCTTAACCGGCAAGTTCGATGTTCTGGGCGTTGATCTGCCCGCGCGCAGGTACGCGCGCAATTACTGCGCGTGGAAGTTCAAGTCGCCCGAATGCGGGTATATCGGAGGAGAGGTTTCATGCAACAAAACCAAACAGCGGTGCAAGGTGCTGGAGAATTATCACCGGTTCGGGGCGTTTCCGTCCGTGCCGACGCGCAGAATCTACGTGATGTAGAAAAGGCGATCATCGGCAAGTATCTCGGGATACCGTACCGCCACAGGGGCCGGACGATGGACGGCATGGATTGCTGGGGGTTTCTAAAACTCGTCTATGCGGATCTCGGTTACAGGCTTTTCGATATCGAGGATCTGGAATACAGCAAGGTGTGGGGTTTAAGCGGCAAGGATTATTTCAGGGAGCATTACGGCCACGATTGGGATCGCGTTGAAACGCCGCAGGTTTTGGACGGGATATTGTTTGTCAATTCGAAAGGCGTGGCAAATCATGCGGGGATCGTTCTTTCGAAAAGGCGTTTTATCCATTGTTGCCGTCAGGGGGTTGTAGTGTCGCGGCTCGATGATGTTTCGTGGAAAACAAAAACAGAAGGTTTTTACAGGTTAAAAAATGATATCCGTTCGTAATATCGACAATCCGTTCAAGACCGAAGAGGCGCCGGTTCTGGAATTCACCTATTCCAGAAGCAAATCCGTGCGCGAGTATCTCGACAATTCCGGGTTCGATTATAAAGACAAACGCGTCATCGTGACCGGCAAACGCATCGAAGATCTGGATTCGCGTATTGAAGAGGGCGACGAGATCGTGGTAGCGCCTGAAGTCAAAGCACCGGTGGTAGCAGTTGTTTCGTTTATCATCTCGGCAGTCTGGGCGGCCGCGGTGGCGCATCCGTTTCTTTTCACGTTCTTTGTCCTCTCGATGGGGTATGCCATTTATCAGTACATGAACCAGCCGAAAATGCCGGATTTCAATCTTGGATCGGCCGGGATGGATGAGGGTTCGCCCACGTATGGCTGGGACGGCGTTCAGACGATTCAGGAGGTTGGCGTGCCGGTAGCGGTGGTCTACGGCGAGCACCGGGTCGGCGGCAATATCATCAATCAGTTTCTATGGGAAGACGGGGACAAGCATTATTTGAATGTGCTTCTGGCGATCTGCGAAGGCGAGATCGAATCGATAGAAAGTATCGAGCTTAACAATAACCCTATCGACAATTTCGAGGGCGTTGCGGTCAACAAGCGTTTCGGTACGAATTACCAGAGCATGATCCCGAATTTCGAGGATCTGCACAATATTTATCCGGTCAGCGCCAACCTCACGCAAAACAATCCCTATATTTACACCACGGTCGATCTGGATGTCGAGGCGTTCGAGATTCATCTGCGGCTTAATAACGGCCTCTATCAGCAGAATTCCAGCTCCGGGGATATCCAGAGCTGGAGCGTTACCTATCGGGTTGAATATAAAGAGCATTCTTCCGGGACGTATATTGATCTTGGCGAAACGACGATTTCGGCGCAATCGCGATCATCGGTCAGGCGTGTATTCCGCAAGGCCGGTCTTACGCCGGGCCAGTACGATATCCGCATTACCCGCACCAGCGAGGACAGTTCGCTTCAGCCCTTAAAGCAGGGCGATCTTTTGCTTTTTCAGATTGATGAGCTTAAGACGGACGATTTGAGCTATCCGAACACCGCGCTTCTTGGGCTTCAACTTCTGGCTACCGACCAGCTTTCGGGATCCATGCCGAATATCACCTCGATTGTAAAGGGGCGGAAGGTTTCGGTTCCGGATGTCAGAAACGGCACGGATCCGGTTGCTTGGGATGATTATTATTGGGACGGAGCAGATTATCGTTTGCTTGCGGACGACACCTTGCTTTCGTGGGACGGGGTGTCGTTTACCGGGAGGTATTCGGCGAATCCGGTCTGGTGTCTCAGGGATTTCATTATCAACAGCCGGTTCGGGCTGGGCGAGTTTATTTCCTCAGAAAATCTGGATCACGCGTCGCTTCTTGAAATGTCGCAGTATTGCGAGGAGAGGGTTCCGGACGGCCAAGGCGGATATGAGAAACGATTCCGGATGGATGTGGTGATCGATAGTAACAACAAGGCGCTTGATGTTCTGATCCAGCTTTGCGCTACGTTCAACGCCATGCCGGTCTACAGCGCTGGCGGTCTGGCTTTTAAGATCGACCGGCCGACAACGCCGACACAGCTTTTCGGCATGGGCAGTATCGTGAAGGATTCATTTGCGCAGAGTTGGAAGACCTTGAAAGAGGTGCCGAACGTTATCGAGGTTCAGTTCACTGATAAAGAGAAAAATTATCAGCAGGAGACGATCGCGTATATCGATGAGGAGTTATTGGGATTAGGCGAGCCGATGCGCAAGAGCCAGATCCGGCTTTTTACGACAAGGGGAAGTTATGCCATCCGCGCGGCGCGCTATGCCTTGAAGGTGGCGCGGTATATCAACCGGTCGGTTAGTTTTAAGGCCGGGATCGATGCGGTGGCTTGTCAGGCAGGGGATGTTATCTCGATATCGCACGATGTTCCGCAGTGGGGATTTTCCGGCCGGGTGCAGGACGGCAGTACGGATGTGCTCGTCAAATTAGACCGTGAGATGGTTATTGAGGACGGCAAGTCCTACAAGATTCAGGTTCGTTTCGCGGACGATACGATCGAGGAGCGGCTTATCACATCGCCGACCGGAACGCATGCGGAGGTTTCGTGCGAGGCGTTTTCGCAGGACCCGCAGGGCTTCGATGTGTACGCGATAGGCGAAACAAACAAGGTCAAAAAGGATTTCAGGGTCGTGTCGATCCAGCGCGAAGGCAAGAGCGAGGTTCAGATATCCGCGCTGGAATATAACGAAGCGGTTTACGACGATTCGGACATTATCCTGCCGCAAAACAATTATTCGTCCTTATCAAGCGAGATCCCGGCCGTCAGCAACCTCAGTCTGACCGAGTCGCTGGTCAAGAAGGCAGACGGAACGATCGAGAACGCGATCGATGTCTGGTTTGACCGCCCGTCCTATGTGGATCATTTCGTCAAGTCGTATGCCAAGGCAAAGATTTATATCAGCGATGATGACGGCTTAAGTTGGCGCGCGCGGGGAGAAACCTCGGGAACGAATTTTCGCATCATCGGCGATATCGTCGACCACCAGACCTACAAGGTCAAGGTGACCTCGCTCGATTCCCTGAACGAAGAGAGTTCTCTTGCGTCCGCACCTGAAAGCACGATCACGATTGTCGGCAAGTCAGCCCCGCCTTCGGATGTACCATCGTTTTTGGTTAACCGCAACCGCGACATGCTTTATTTCGGCTGGACGCCTATTCCGGATGTGGATGTGTGGGGATATGAGATCCGGCGCGGCCTTGATTGGGAAAGCGCGGAGTTCATCACGCTTCAGCAGGGGACGCATTACCTCACCAAGGATGTCAAACGCGGCATTGGCCAGCGGTACTGGATCAAGGCGATCGATACGTCCGGCAATTATTCCGTAAATGCAAAAGAGGCAGTGGTCACGATCACTGAGATTCCGTTCAGGAATATCATCGCGGAGTATCAGGAACAGCCGCTCTGGGCAGGCGCGATGAACAATATCGAAAAGGAAGGCGAGTCGATCGTGATCACGGACGGTGTTATGTCCGGGACGTATACGACACCGGTCAGGGATTTCGGGTATGTGGCCAGTGTTTATATCGGGATCGATGTGATCGTCTCAACTTCGCTGGGAAGGCGGTTTAATACCGACGGTGTCACAAAATTCAATGACAGTCCGTCTTACCGCTTTACCGGTCAGGAGACCTTGCGCGCGGCCAGTTTCCGGATCCGCACGTCAGAGGACAACATCACATGGAAGGATTGGGAGAATTATCAGCCCGGCGATTATTACTGCCGGTACTTTCAGATTGAACTCACGCTTTACCGCGAGAATATCGGGGATGAGATCACCTGTTCGACGTTTCAGTATTTCGGAGATCTGCCGGATGTCGACGATTATGGCAACGATACGGTGGTTTCGGCGGTGGACGGCAAGCAGGTGTTTTTTGGCAAGACCTATCACGAGGAGCCGAGTGTTCATATCGAGATTCGAAGCGGGAGCGGCATCTATTCGCAGTTTACGGATAAAAGCATCACCGGCTTTACGGTGAAGCTGTACGACGCTCAGGGTGTGGTGCAGACCGGTATGTTCGACTGGCACAGCCATGGGATTTAGGAGGCGTAATGGCAAAGGGATTGATTCCATACAAGGTGGTTATCGAGTTTGAGAAAGGCGAGTTTTTGAACGGGGTCATTTTATATAAGGTCAATGACGGCGGCCAGATTAGCCGGATCAAGAGCATCGGGATTAAAGACGCGGCGTTTAATAAATCGACCTTGAACGGCGTGTTGCAAAAATTCATCAAGCACGCGAATCAGTCGGAAGGAGTGACCGATGGACAAGTTGATCTGTAATAAATGCAAAAAAGAGATACCGGATGACATGGCGTATATGTCGGTCAAGGGCGACATCATTTTGCGTATGCCGAAAAGGAAGCCGGTTGTTTTTACATGCGCGGAGCAGGCAGAAAACTACGCCCGGCAGATGACGCTACATGATGTCTGCTGGATCCAGATGTTACGCGAGCACGGCATCGAGCTTCACGACATGAACGCGGTTGCGGAGGCGTACCAGAAAAGAGAGGTGGGCGATGGCTTGGGACAAGACTAAACCGGAAAACGACATGCTGTTGATCAATTTTCCTCCGGCGTGCCGGGCCAATTGGGAGGCGCTGGAGCTGTTGACGGATCCTGCGCTTCAGATCACCAATGAGAAAGTTGCCCCGGGTGCCGGTATCGAGGATACGAAGCTTGCGCAGATAACCTCGGCCAGCAAGGTGAGCGGTACGGCTTTGACGGGTCTTGCCAGCGTGCCAGCGGCGGCCGGTGTTCTGCCGACTGAGAATTCGCCCAATAAATTGAAGGCGGATGTCAGCGATACGACGCCGGAATATCTGGACGGCCTTATCGATACGGCAATGTTTCAGGTGTCGGCAGGCGATCAGTTGCAGTTAAAAGACGGCGGGGTTTCGACCGCGAAGCTGGAAAGCGGCGCGGCATCGCCCGGCAATAACAAGTATTACGGAACGAATGCCTCAGGGACAAAGGGCTTTTTCGATAAGACGGCGGTTTATGCTTCGTAGGGAGAGATATGGCGCATAAGTTACCCCCAAAACAATGCTCATCGAATACACCGGCTTGGACGGATCCGGTGCTTACGGATTTGTCTTCAAAGGTGCGCAAGGTGCATATCGATGAGCTGAGGTCGTTTTTGAACACCGAGTTTGCCCGGCGCGGGCTTACGCAGGCGTCTTTTACGGATCCTACGATCACGGCTTTGGTGACAGAGATACGGAAGGTGCATGTGGATCAATTGCGTACGGAATTGGCGGCTTGCAAATCGGGCCGCGGTGAATCCGGATATTGCCCGCAGGACAGTTCCGGTTGCATGGATTTTACGGATCCCACGATTACGGCACTTTCAACGGAGGTTAGGGGGATTCATTTCCGACAGATGATGCAGAAAGTTCAGGCGCTCATGACCGGCTGTATCTGTGAAACTGAGCAGTGCCAGTATTGCGCGGACTGCGGATATCACTATACGACCTGTTCTCACGCGGGCGTGGCGTGCGATGACCATAAATATTCGGAATGCCACCACTCGATCAATCATTACTGGATTTGCGCCAGCATCAACCTGCCTTCGGTAACAGAGCATCCGTACAAGTCGGCATCCGGCAATCCGTTGTCGACAGTGGCTTGGGACGGCTATGTGCCGTGGGACTGGTGTGTATATACGCCACCGGGATCGAACTGGGGGACATGCGAGTATTCCGGTGGGCATAACCACAGCGCGTGGAATTGCAAATGTAACCCTTATTCATGGTGAGGAAATGTTTCAGGATCAGATAAAAGCACAGGAAGCATCGTTCAGGATCGCGCGGCTGGAAGGCGAGAACGCCGTCAGCGAGTTGGTGAACTGGTGCAGGAATAATCTCGATGAATTAACCGTTCAGTGTTTTACGCACAAGCGGTTCATGAGTGTTCAGGTGCTCGTAGATGCGTTGTGCGAGGTTTACCGGGATCTGGGAGTCGAAGGCGACAAGGGAAATATTTCGGCGTTTGTTTTGTTTCTGGCAGGAAAGCACAGGGACAAGATTTATGCCTCGCATGTGGTGGCGCTTAACGATACGCATCGTGCGGTCTTCAAAAACAAGCTTGGTCTGGATATCGAGGAGATCGAACCGGGATTAAGCAAGCTGGACTGGAGGACGGATGCCGGTATTTGAGCTTAAGAACAGCAAGGCGTGCGGCGATCTGCCGTTACAGTGCCGTGAGGTGATCAAGCGGTACAGGGCCGAGGGAATGTTCGATATCGGTTCGATAACGGACGGCAAGCAGGAATACACGACGGTTTATTTTCTCATGACGCAGGACTGCAATCTGCGTTGTGCCTATTGCTATCAGCCCAAAGAATTCAGGCAGAAGGACAGCGGTATCACGCGGGATGTTATCGATGCGGCTATTGACTGGGCCTCGCGCACGTTCGATGAGAGGCGCGTTAAGTTCAGCATATTCGGCGGTGAGCCGTTCTTGAATTTCCCGATGGTGCAGTACCTTTGCGATACCTATTGCATGTACCGCTATGTGGTGACAACGAACGGGCTGGTTCTTTTGAATGATCCGGGCATCCGGGAATGGGTTTTGAGGCATAAATACCACCTCAATTTGAGCGTCAGTATATCGGCCCTGCGCGGCGTCTTGGGAGAGGGATATCTGGATAAGGCAGGCGCGGTGCTTGATCTTGTGAAGGCTAACGGCGGAGACGTTCATTATGTGGTCGATGATCCCGAGCGGCCGGGCATCTATGAGGAGATCATCCGGCTTTATGAATACGGCATACCGGTGGTGCGGATATCCTCAGCCCGGCATTGGGATCTGGTCAGGGACAAGAACGAGCAGTTCAAGGATCTGTTAAGGCGCGTCGCGGATTATGTTTACTTTTCAGGCGAGCCGAAGTTTGGCCGGAGCCAATGGGACATTGCGTTAAAAAACAACATTTACCGCAAGTTGAAAGGTATCGCGCTCAAGGACGTGCCGCCGACTTTCTGCGGTTGCGGGTATCTGTATCTGGCCGTGAATAACAAGGGCGAGATATATCCGTGCGATTTCTTTGCCAATTATCCGGAATTCAAGATCGGGGATGTCTGGAGCGGATTTAACGATACGGCATTCTTTTTCAAAAAGATGGGCGACTGGATCGATGAGCTTTACGAGCATTGCCGCGACTGCGAGGTTTGTTTTGACGGCGATATCCGGTGTTGTCCGAGGGCAATGTGTCTGGCCGAGAATTACACCGTGAGCGGCAATCCGCTGAAACCGGCATCAAATCACTGCTGGGCAAACCGGATCGAAACGGCAACGTTTGAATACATAGCGAAGAAGGCGATCGAGACCGGTATCGACGCGCTGTATCACAAGGGGACGGTGAGGAAATGAGGATCCCTGTCTATAAATCGGTTTATTTATATCTCACGCACGCGTGCAATGCGAATTGTTCGTTCTGTTACCGCAGAGGTTTGTTCGAGAGGCATAAGGTCTCAACGCTGGGGCCGGTGAAGATGTCGAATCAGACTGCGGATGACATTCTGGACTTTTGTTTCTCAAAGCTTCAGCTGGCGCCCAAGTTCACGATCTACTTCTGGGGAGGCGAGCCGACGGTGAATTTCGAGGTCATCCGGCATGTGATGGAGAGGTTCCCGCAGATGCTTTTTCATATGAACACCAACGGCGCGCTTATCGATGAGGGGATGTATGAGTTTTTCGCGGGGCACCGCAATATCGGGATCACGTGGTCGTTTGGTAACTGCTATGAGAAATACGGCAGTCCTCAGGGGAAAGCGCAGGCGGAGCCGTGGATGCTGAAGCTGGTAAGAGAAAACCCAAACCATAACGTCAATTTCATGGTCGTTGAATACGGGAGACTGAAAGAGGATTTTGATTTCATCGCGCGGAATATCACCCGCAATATCACGATCGACCTTGCAACCCGGCACGATCACGGCCGAGAGGATTTGGAGAGGTTCGCGGCGCAGTATTTCGAACTGCTTATCGAGCATGAGAAAGACGCGGAGCTTTTTCAGACGCTTAATCCGGCGCTTCACAGCAATGCCTATGTGCGGGAGTTCGGGCTTAAGGCGCAGGTACGGGAGTTTCACTTTTGCCGGACTGGCCTTGAGCGGCTTTTTATCGATACCGAGGGCGGTATCTGGCAGTGCGACAACATGTACATCTGCAGGCATAACTGGTTGGGATCGGTTTATGACGGCATCGATTACTCGAAGCTGGATTACGTTTGGGAGATCGATGAGAACCGCGAGAAGTATCTGGGCAGGTTTTGCGAGAATTGCGAGCTGTACAAGCGGTGTCCGCGCAATAAATGTCTGGGCCTTAACCTTGAGCATATGGGCGACATGCTCAAGCCCGAGCCGGGCTACTGCGCCATGAACAAGGTTCTGGCCAAGGTCATTGATAAATATATCCAATTGGAAAAAGAGAAACGGGAGGGAGTTCATGTCTAACGCGGAATTGGTCGGCGGTAAAGCCAAAGATGAAATAAAGAGCATCGATCTGTTCATCACCGAGCAGTGCAACATGAAATGCGATTACTGCTTTCACCCCAAGGGCGAGGCGGTGTTATCGGTTGAGCAGGGCAAAAAGATTCTTGCCCGGATGAAGGAAATAAGCCCCGCGGGCCTGCAGATCACGTTCTTCGGCGGTGAGCCGCTTCTGTATCCGCAGACGGTTTTGGAGCTTGCCATTTATGCCCGGGAGCTGTGGCCGCCGGATAAAGACGGGCGGCATACCTCGACCTTTTCGATATCGACCAATGGCATGTATTTCGATGAGGCAGTGTTCAAGAAATTTGCCGAGCTGGGCATGGCGGTTCAAGTCAGTTGTGACGGCGATGAGATCACGCATACCGAATACCGGCATGGCGACTATCCGCGTATTATCGAAAACATAAAAAAAATTCTGGCGATCAAGCCGGACATGAGCGTGCGCATGACGTTCACGCCCAAGACGGTCGGGAGGCTGGCGATCAACGTGCAGTATCTGCATAAGCTGGGTATTACGAAGATCATGCATCACGCGGTTATGGAAGAGGACTGGACTCCGGAGGCGGTCGAGCAATACCGCTTTCAACGGACGCATATTTATCATTCCCGCCGCTATTGCAAGCGGCAGGGCCTGCCGATCGAGATTGCGTTTATCGATAAACCGCTCAAGATCGTCAATGATGAGGTGCCGACGGAGAAGGAATACTGTCAGGCGGGCAAGACCTATATCGCGATTCTGGAGAACGGCGACGTTTATCCGTGCCACAGGGCGGCCAGCGCGCGGATATTCAAGCTGGGGAATATATTCGAGGCGCGGCCGTTTATCCGAGGGATATTCCTGAATATCGACAAGGAGTACACCGGGTGCTGGAAAAACTGCCCGCACGCCCGGACCTGCCACAGTTGCGTGATCACGCATTACAAGGTCAATCAGGAGCTGACGGTCCCGGTTACGAAATACTGCCGGATCTGTGCGGTCGAAAGCGAGCAGGCGCTGGGGTTTCTTCCGGTCGAGCTGGCGGACAGGCGGGAACGCATGCTTTTCAAAGTCGGTCAGGTCTTGGTGGATGTGGCCAAACAGAACGAAGAAATCTTGGAATCGTTAAAGAAAACATAAGGAGGGACGGCAATGGCAAAAGTTATTAATCATGAGGAGATCGTGGTCAGCGGTATGGCCGTGGCATTGACCCCGGCGATTTATGACCCGGGCAACGGGGTTTCGGCATCCTTTGCGATGATCACGGCCGAGGGCGGCGACATGCGGTATTTCGTCAACGGCCAGAATCCGAGCGCGTCATCAGGCGTGCTTCTGGAGGAGGGCGATATTGTCGAGCTTCCGTCGATTTATCACATCAAGGATTTCAGAGTGATAAAGGCGGGCGATGATGACGGAAAAATCACGGTCACTTACGAAGGTTAAAAGGAGGTCGAAAAATGGATCATATTAAACATCAGAAAAAGAACCGGATCATCACCCGGGTCAATGAAATCGTCACGAATGGAGGCCTGCCGAAAACCGGGCAGACGATGAGTTATCAGTTTGGTGATGACGGAACGTATCAGATGGGTTATCCGCTTGGGTGGGCCCAGCGGTTTATTGATAACGGCGACGGCACCGTGATTGATACGGCAACCGGCCTCATGTGGATCAAGGATCCGCAAATGGCTGGGTTTAGTATGACGATGTACTGGTATGACGCGATTAATGCCTGTGAGAACTTGGTTTTTGCCGGGCATGATGACTGGCGTATGCCGAATATTAATGAATTGATGTCGATTGTGGATCACTCAAGATACAGCCCGGCATTTGATCCGATGGTTTTTACCCCCATGCCGGATATGTGGACACCGTATTGGTCTTCGACTGTTTGTGTATCTTGGACAGATGGCGCTTGGTGTATGTATCCGTATGACGGGTACAAAACGACATGGGGCAGGCCTTGGGATATGTGTTACGTTCTGCCGGTTCGCGGCGGGCAGGCATAAAAAGGAGGATTTCAAATGGCAAAACCTACAATTGAATTCAAAGACGGCAAGAAGATCGTGACGTATCCTTCTGGCGAAAAGCGGGAGCATTCGAAAGAGAGTTTGACCACTGCAAAGCAGATGTTTTTGAAACGCAGGGAGAAGATCGATGAGCAGATCGCGCTCATCGATGATGACATCAAGAAGATTGGATAGGTGTATGAAAAATGACGGAAGCTGGACAAGGTTCATCACGCCGGTTTTGGTGACGATCGTTATTTTCATGCTCGGAACGATTATCACGCAGGTCAACCGCATCGATGAGAAGTTGTTTCATCATCTGGCCAATGACGAAATTCATATGCCGCGGGCCTTGTATGTGTCCAAGGCCGAGTTTGATATGCAGAGCCGGTTTATCGAAAAGGAGAACGACCGGATCATCAAGGCGATCGATGAACTGAGGAAGGATTTAAAGAAAGGGGCGGTGCAATGATTACGATCAAGCTGGTTATTGCCTTCGCGCTGGGCGCGGTGGTCGGAGGTCTGGGGATGTTCTTTTATCTGTGGTTAAAGGGCAAGGTGCAGGATGGCGGAAAACGAAAGATTTAGCGTCCTTAAGTTTCTGGGCAGTTTCGTTCAGTGGTTGCCGTGGGTCAAGACCGCGCGTTATGCGATTGGGATTGCGGCGATCGGGCTCATTGGCTTGACGATCTACAAGGCTTTCTTCATGCCGACTCAGACAACGAAGCAGGAGACGCATATCATTGCCCAGCCGGGCGCGCAGGTCACGATCGACCAGAAACGCGAGGAGAAGAAATCCGGGCTTGAGGTTCATCCGTTTGTCGAGGGGTACGGTTTTGCGGAATCCGATGACCGAAAAGGGGTCGGAGCCAAGGCCGGGGTGCGGGTAGATTTCTAAAGATAAAGGCCTTGCCAACTATGAAACCGTATGGCCCTATACCCTCGAAAGGAGGGGATGATTATGGTTCGTGAAAACATGACGGCAAAAAAGACGCGGTATATCAGCGTCAGGAACGGCGGCGAGGAGACGTACGTCGAAAACATTCCGGTGTCGGGTCGGATGCGGGATCATCTTCCGGCCGCTAAGTTGCGTCTGCGGGAGATCCAGCGGGTCATGCCGCTGGGCAAATGGTCGATCACGATCGAACAGCAATGGAAGGATGCGGGCGTTACGCATTTTCAGATGCTCGATGTCGTGACCGGGAAATTGCAGGAGTCGGTGCTATGAAGAAGGAAATCGGAGGAGTCAATCAGTATGTCTTTGCGCACGGCAAGCGGCCGTCCGGCAAAGGCACTTGGGCGTTCAAGGGCGATGACGGCAAGGTCGTGTTTATTACCGGCTTGTATTCGGAGGCCAAGAAGCAGGCGCTCAAGACGATCAAAAACCCTGTATTGCAAACTTAAGGAGGACTTGTGATGGTTAAGAAAGCCAAGAAACAGAAAGGCGCGGAGAGCAAAAAGGCGGCCGCCGCGGAGGTTCCCGCATCCCCAAAAGAAGGGATCGTCCTGTATGCCGGGGCCTCGCGCAACGAGCTCATGATCGCGGCCAAGGAGCGCGGGGTTAAAAACTTCCGCGTTCTCAATAAGCAGGAGCTGACGGACGTGTTGAAGAATATCGGCGATCAGAAGGCGGTTGACGCGATCGTGGCCGGTGCAGTAGCCCGGTGGAAGTCCGGATGGGGAAAGAAGAAGGTGCAGAATGAAAGTCAAAGCTGAAATCGATTTGAAGGTCGAAATGGGCGGGGTGTCGCATGACGGAACCGGTTGTCAGGGATACCTGCCGGAAGGAACGCGTTACGAGGATATCGTCCGGGTCTTCGGCGCGCCCCAGCTTGGCGCTTCACCGGACGGAAAGATCAAGGCCGAGTGGGTTGGCAGGATCAACGGCCTTGTGTTCACGATCTACGACTACAAATCGAAGCTGGATCCGGAGCGCAACACCGATTGGCATGTCGGAGGCAAGCAGAAGTTCGTCGCGGAGCTGGTGAACATCTACTTCAGCGCTCGCTAATAATACAAACATTAAAATAGAAACCTTCGCTGGTCATATGGCTGGCGAAGGTTTTTTATTTTACTGGGACAAGTTTTTCATTGTTATCTGAAATGGTTGTGGTAAAATATGTGCTAAAATGTAACAAGGAGAACTTTCCATGAAAGAGCTCATCAAAGCATTTACTGTGGAGGAGATCGCAGAGTATCTCCGTCTGCATCCATATACTATACGACGTCTTGCGCGTGCTGGTAAGATTCCGGCATTTCGCGCGGGCGGCCAGTGGCGTTTTCGTAAGGACGATATTGACCAGTGGTCGAAGTCGTATCCGTTTAGCAAGAAAAAGAAGTCAAAGGAGTCGAGATAAATATAATCTATGGCAGAGATTTATAAAGCAAATATAACGGCAGGCGCATTGCTTGTTCCGGAAAGTAGAAAGATCGCAGACTTGATGTTACGCAACGTTTCAGCTCAAGAGTGGAAAGAATCGGTTGAGCAGAAAAACATTCTACAGAAATTGAGCGTTTCTTCATCCAAGCGAGTCGCATCTCATATTCGTTCCCGGCTTGAATTAATGAAACCAGAATTATGGCAGATGGTCAGGGATGGTGATGCGGTTTTATCAACGCAGGCGATATTTGCCGCGGCGATCAAGCATTGCCGTATTTTGGGAGATTATCTTGATCTTGTTGTTAGAGAGCAGTTCAGGAAGTTGGAGGATAAATTGACACCGGCGATCTGGGATGAGTTTGTGCTTGCGTGTAAGCAGAGAGATCCTTTGATGGAGGACTTTCCACCTTCGACAGCTAAAAAAATGCGCAGTGTTGTCCATAAAATTCTGGTAGAAGTCGGTTATTTAAAGAGCGCTCATGATTGGCATTTAAGGAAGATCGAGATCGTTCCGGAAGTAATGGAATACTTAAAGAATAACAACGAAGAATATGTGCTTAGATGCATACAGGTGGGCAAATGAATTTTACTGACAGGTTAAATGCTATCTTGCCACGGATCACGGAAGACGGATTCCTTCAAAAGAAGGGACTCGGCAATGAGATTCCTTTTTATGTTTTTGATTATCCACCGGAAGAAGAATTAAAGGTTCGTGAGCATATCGAGTTTATTATTGAGCGGCTTTCGCAACAGCATGCGCACGTCCGCGTCCTGCATCTTAGGTTGTTCGACCTTATGATCCAGCATCTTCGTGAGAGGGGCAATTTGGATAAGGCGTTTGTTCTGGAATCCGAAAAGGGATCAAAGGCATTATGGGACGCTTTATCGGCATCCGTAAAGCCGGATCGTTTTATCAAGTTGCTTGACGAAAAGAATCACCTTTCTGAATACGATATTGTTTTCATCAGCGGTGTAGGAACCATTTGGCCGTGGGTGCGCGCGCATTCTCTTTTGAACAATTTACAGAGCGTTACCGGGAATGCCTCGGTTGTATTGTTTTATCCGGGCGCATATAGCGGGCAATCATTCAGGCTGTTCGACAGGCTGGAAACGAATAATTATTATCGGGCATTCAGACTGGTGCCTTAACAGAAATTGACGGAGATAAAAATGAAGATCAAAGAACTGTTCGTAAAGGATATCTTCCGGGCGATAAACGGAGTTATTAAAGCTGACCAGCAAGACTCATCGTCCATCTGGCAAGAACTAGATGAGTTTGTCGTAACGCATGAGTTGGGCGGGCATCTCGATAAGTTTTTCTCTGTCTATGCAGATACGGTTGATAATCCAAAACATTCAGACGCTTCCGGAAAAATCGGCGTTTGGGTATCCGGTTTCTTTGGTTCAGGCAAATCTCATTTTATTAAAGCCCTTTATTATTTGTTTGCTAACACGTTGGTTGAAAAGGATGGCGTTACCAAAAGCGCGTCACAATTCTTTGAGAAGAAGATTCAGGACGCCATGCTTTTAGGAACCGTCAAACGTGTCGCCGGGAAGAATGCGGATGCAATACTTTTCAATATCGACAGCCGTGCAGACCAGTCACGTGGGAGAGACGCTATATTGGCCGTTTTTCTTAAAGTTTTGAACGAGCTTCAGGGGTATAGCCCGGATCATCCGCATATTGCGCATATGGAACGCTATCTTGACGGTAATGGGTCGCTTGAAGAGTTTGAAAAGAATTATAAGGAAGCGACCGGCGAGGAATGGAAAGAGCGCAGGGTAGATTGGCAGTTTAATCAGGATGAGATCGTGAAGGCGCTCGCAAAAACATTAGGACAGAGCGAAACGGCTTGTCATCGGTGGATTGACCATGCGGAGACCGATTTTTCTTTAACCGTTGAGAACTTCGCCAAGTGGGTTAAAGGATATCTTGATAAGCGGGGCGCGAACCATCGGCTGTTCTTCTTCGTTGATGAGATCGGGCAGTTTATCGGGCAGGATGGCCATTTGATGCTTAATCTGCAGACGATTGTGGAGAACCTCGGGACTGTTTGCAATGGCCGGGCATGGGTCATTGTGACTTCACAGGAAGACATAGATACGGTTGTGGGTTCTTTGAGTAATACCCGCAGAAACGATTTCTCCAAGATTACAGGCAGGTTCAAAACTCGGCTTTCATTGTCCAGCGCGAATACGGATGAGGTTATTCAAAGACGTCTTCTTGAAAAGAAAGAAGATTGTATTGAGCGCTTGAAAAAACTTTATGCGCCATGCGCGGATATTCTTAAGAATCAGCTCACTTTCTCCGCAGACACAGGCATGACGCTTGCGTCATTCAAGGATGCGGATGATTTTGTGCCACGTATCCTTTTATTCCTTATCAGTTCAAGTTACTTCAAAAGGTTTTTGAGACGATACGCCGTGCCGGTGCCACTGGGCTCCATCTTTCACGCGGTGAGCGTTCAATGCTCGACGCGTTTCAATTCGCGGCCCAGAAGGCGGCAGAGAAGGATCCCGGCGTTCTTATCCCGCTTTACTGGTTCTATCCGTCCATAGAGAGTTTCCTTGATACTTCTGTGAAACGCACGATTGATCAGGCCGGAAGGAATCCTTCGCTTCATAATTTTGACGTGTTTATTCTGCAGACGCTTTTTATGATCCGCTATGTCGAAGAGGTGAAGGGCAATGTTGATAATCTGGTCACGTTGTGTATTGACGCCATAGATGCGGATCGGCTTGCGATTCGCAAGGAAATCGAACAGTCTTTAGGAAGGCTTGAAAAGGAAACTCTCATTGCGCGAAGCGGAGAGAATTTCTATTTCCTCACAAACGAAGAGCAGGATATCAGCAGGGAAATTAAAAACGTTGAGCTGGGCTTTGGCGACGAAAGTCGGGAGCTGAGCAGGATCATCTTTGAGGATATTTATCGTGATGATCGAAAGCATCGTTATGCGAAAACAGGGAAGGATTTTGAATTAACCCGGATATGCGACATGAACCCTCACGGCGGACGCGTCGACAAGGGGTTAGTCATATCCGTTATTTCGTCTTTCTATGATGAATACGCCATGTTCGGTCAGCATCGGTGCATTGGTGAAAGCACCAATGATAATGGGTGCATACTGATAAAACTTCCCGAGAATGACGATCTAAGCAAGGAAATCCGAGCCTTTTTAAAGACGGAAAAGTATATCTCAAGAAAAAATGACGGTAATCCGGAGGTTAGGCGCATCCTTGATGACAGAAAATCTGATAACCGCCAGAGAAAAGCCCGGCTCATAGAGACAGCCAAAGGGCTTTTAGCTCAGGCTGAGATTTATATTAACGGTCAGATATGGAATGATGGATCGCAGGACGCACTGACGGTTCGGACAAGAGCACTTGACTATCTTGTCGACAACACATTCTCAAAAATGGGGTATATCGATCATCCGTGCGCGAACCCGCAAAATGAGATCCAGTCGGTGCTTCGGCATGACGATACCGCGCAGAGGATCTTCGATATGAATATTCCCGACAATAATCCGCGTGCGGTAAAGGAGGTCAGGGAATATATCAGTTTGTGCGCTATGCAGAGCAGGCAGATAGTTCTCGGAGAGGTTATAGATCGTTTTAGCGCGCGTCCCTATGGGTGGAATGAATGGGAGACGGTTCTCATTGTTGCCAAGATCGTATGTCTTGGCGAAATACAGCTTGAATTTAGCGGTGCTGTGCTTGAGAAGCGGCGTATCAATGAGGTTGTCCAGCGTACGAGTAATTGGAAAAAGGTTACAGTCAGGCAACGCAAATTGGTTGATTCAAGTCGTATAGAAGAGGCTCGTAAGCTAGGGCAGACGATGTTTGGCGAGATGGGCCCGGATAAGGAGCTTCCGCTTTATGAATTTTTGAGAAATAAATTTTCAGATTGGCAGGGCGTTATCAATGAATGCCGGGCCTTGGCGCAAACAGGCAAGTATCCGGGGCTTTCTGAAATACAGGAGGCGCTCCGGTTATCGGCCATACTGCTGAATGCCGGAGACAGCTTTGAGTTCATAAACCGCTTTATTGAGAACCGCGACGCGCTTATCCAGTCAGCGCGGGATTTTGCGGATATTGAAGCGTTTTATACAAAACAGCGCGCGCAATGGGATGAGCTGTCTTCTGCGCTTGATCGTTTTGAGATAAATCGCTTTGACCTCGAAAAAGAGGATGCCGCAAAGCAGGCGTTATGCCGCATGAGAGAGATTAAGTCCGCGCCTGCTCCGTACGGGATCATTAAAGAGGCCAATGCATTAATCCGCGAAGTTGAAGGAGTGAATAATGGGTTGCTTGATGAGGCGCGATCTTTGGTTGAACGGCGTATAGGTGAATTGGCTGTTGATCTCGAAAAAGACGCATCTGGCCGCGGTGTTGCGAAGAATGAAATCGATAAAAGTAAGGGAGCGCTGGCCGATCTTAAGGGAAGTATAAAGAATGAGCCGAGCATAGCTAATATCAAGCGTTTTGAAAGCGAGGCTCAGGAAGTTTTTGAAAGGGAAGTTAACCGACTCGCCAAGACCGTCTCATCGACTCAGGAGCCGGTGAAAGAGATCAAGGCCGTATCGGTCAAGGGTTTGGCGCGTAAACCATATCTTGATACGGAGAAGGATGTGGATGATTACGCGGACGCTTTGCGTGATGAACTCAAGAAACTGATCAAGGAAGGCAAACGGGTCAAAATCGATTAGGGGAATAATGATACAGAAAAACATTCTAAAATCTTACGCTCCGGAAGCGCGCAAAGAATTCATTAAAGCCGTCACGGAACGCGCGGCTTTCTACGGGATCACTGAAAAGAAGATCGTCCCAAGCGAAGTTAAGGGAGATTTTATCTTTATTTCCGGGCGTCCTTTTCCGAAGGGTCTCGAGAAGAAAAGAAGCGATTTGGTTGCCCGGGTAGAAAAGACCGGGTTTGATCAGACCATGGAGGAAATCGCCTACACATGGTTTAACCGGTTTATGGCCATCCGGTTTATGGAAGTGAATGGATATCTTGCGCATGGGTACAGAGTTCTTAGTCATCCGGAAGGTCATAACGAACCGGAATTGCTCGAAAAGGCACAGTTCATCGAAAAGCTGGACGGCCTTGAAAAGGACGAGATCCTTAAGCTTAAGACGGCCGCAGGCAAGGAAAGCGAACTTTATCGCAGGCTTATCATTGCGCAATGCAATGACCTGAGCGCGGCGTTACCTTTTCTTTTTGAGCGCGTGGATGATCCGACCGAGTTGCTACTGCCAGATAATCTTTTGAATACCGATTCAGTTATCCGAAAAATGACGAGCGAGATCCCTGAGGATAACTGGAAAGAAGTCGAGATCGTCGGATGGCTGTATCAATTTTATATCTCCGAGAAAAAAGACGAGCTCATGAAGGCCAAGAAGGCCTATAAGACAGAAGAGATTCCTGCCGTTACCCAGCTTTTTACACCGAATTGGATCGTTAAATATCTGGTTCAGAACTCGCTTGGGGCCAAGTGGCTTGCCACATATCCGAAATCAGGGCTCCGGGCAAAGATGGAATATTACATCCCGCCTGCAGAGCAGTCCGATGAAGTTAAGGCAAAGCTTAAGGAGATCACGCCAAGTGCGCTTAATCCGGAAGAGCTGACCATTATGGATCCGGCTTGTGGTTCAGGGCATATCCTTGTGGAAGCGTATGAATTGTTAAAAGAAATTTATCTGGAGCGTGGTTATCGCGCCCGGGATATAGCAGGGCTTATCTTAACCAAGAATCTTTACGGGTTAGAGATCGATGAACGTGCCGCACAGCTTGCTGGCTTTGCGCTGGTTATGAAGGCCTTCGCCGATGATCGCGAGATATTCAAGAAAGGTATCAAGCCGAATGTTGTTTGCCTTAAGAGTGGGCATGGGGCCGGGTCTCATTTTAAAGAAGCGCAGGAACTTGTTGATCTTTTCGAGAACGCAAAGACTTTTGGGTCATTGATCCGCGTGCCGGAGGATTTGCATGCGAAGTTGCCAGCCATTGCCAAGTTGCTTGAGAAAAAGAAGTCAGGAGATATCTTTGAGCAAAAAGATGCGGAAACCGTTGAAGTTTTATTGAAGCAAGCGGATGTTTTATCACGGCGTTATGATTGCGTAATTGCTAATCCTCCATATATGGGGGGCAGGGGCATGAACGCCATTCTTAGGGATTTGGCTAAAATTCAATACCCTCAAACTAAATCCGATCTTTTTGCGATGTTTATTGAGCGCGGATTTGAAATGGCCAAAGATAAAATTGGCTACAATTCGATGGTTACAATGCAAAGCTGGATGTTTTTATCGTCATTTGAAGGGTGTCGAGAATTATGGATGGAGACCAAAACTATTTTGAGTATGGCCCATTTAGGCCCTCGAGCATTTAGCACTATTTCTGGCGAGGTTGTGACAGTTACCGCATTTAGTTTCACGAACACACATCTGGGTAAATACAAGCCTTCTTTCTTGCGCTTGATAGATTGTGATGAAGAGGATAAACGCCAAGGGATCATACAGAAAAAAAATTTATTTGATCAAACTATTCAAGACGATTTCAAAAAGATACCCGGATCGCCGATTGCATATTGGGTGAGCTTAAAACTAAGAAACATATTCACCCTTCCTGCATTGTCCAAAAGTGCAACAATAATAACGGGCATGACTACAGGGGATAATGAGAAGTATGTGAGACTTTGGCACGAGGTTAGTATTGCCAGAGTTGCTTTAGATAAACGAGACATGAAGGAAATATCAATAAGCGCTACGAATTGGATACCATACAATAAAGGTGGCCAGCGTCGGAATTGGTATGGACAAAACGAATGGATAGTCAATTGGGCAAAAAAGGGAGAATTCAATCGATCGAAAACCACTTTGCAAGACTTTTATTTAAGAGAAGGTATCACATGGCCTTTTATTACAAGCGGAATTTTCTCTGCGAGGTATTTTGGAAATGGGTTTTTATGGGATGTTGCAGGATCGCCGTGTTTTTTTGATAGCAAAAAAACATTAATGTATGCACTGGGATTTATGTGTACCAAAATCTCCAATATTGTCTTAGGCCTTATAAATCCTACCATTAACATCCAAGCGGTTGATATAGAAAAGCTCCCGCTATTGATAATTAATGAGAAGAAACAGGACATTATTGATCTTGTTGAGAAAAATATTTTTAATTCGAAGATTGACTGGGACAACTATGAAATTTCATGGGATTTCCAAGGTTTGCCTATACTGCGATTAAAGTGCTCTGAAAATTTGATTAAGATCGCCTATCAAGAGTGCAGGAAAAATTACGAGCAAATGGTTTCGGAGATGCAACAATGTGAGAAAAGAAATAATTTGTTTTTTATTCGAGCTTATGGATTAGAGGGCGAGATTGACCCTGAAGTGCCCGTTGAGGAGATTACTCTATTTGCTAATCCGCGGTATCGCTACAATAGCGAACTCTCAGACGATGAGGTTGAGGTTCGTTTTAAGTCCGATACAATGAAGGAGCTTATCAGCTATACAGTTGGCTGTATGATGGGGCGGTATTCGCTTGATGTCCCCGGACTTGTTTATGCCCATGCTGAAAATAAGGGGTTTGATCCAAAGAAATATAAGACTTTTCCTGCCGATGAGGATGGCATCATTCCCATAACAGAGCGCGAATGGTTCGATGACGACGCGACAAGCAGGTTTTTTAGGTTTGTTGAGGTCGCATGGGACAAAAAGGGATTGGACGAAAACTTTGATTTTATTGCGGAAGCTGTCGGCCGCAAATCGGGAGAGCCGAGCCGTGAAGTTCTTCGCAGGTATTTTGTGAACGACTTTTTCAAGGATCACTGCCAAATGTATAAGAACAGGCCGATCTATTGGCTTTTCTCGAGCGGTAAGGAGAGAGCGTTTCAGGCGATCGTTTATCTCCATCGGTATAACGAAGGCACCTTGGCACGCATGCGCACAGAATATGTTTTGCCTCTGCAGACCAAGATCGCGCGGCATATTGAGCATCTTGTTAAGGATAAGGATGCGGCATCCGGGGCCGCGGCGAATAAAATTCAAAAAGAGATCGCCGCTCTTCAAAAACAACAGGCAGAGTTGGCGAAGTTCGATGAAAAATTGCGGCATTACGCGGATATGAGAATAAAGATTGATCTGGATGATGGGGTCAAAGCCAATTATGTGAAATTCGGAGAGCTCTTGGAGCCAATAAAAGGGTTAAAGTATGGATCTGAAGAAGATTAATGAAAAATTGACGGAGCTTTTCTCAAAGCACCGTGTCGTTTTTTGGAACGACGTCAATGCTGATTTCGAAGACGATCTGTCTGAGTGTCTTCCTCATGGCGTGGATGTTATTCGTCCGGATGAGGCAGGCCAGTTCAAGACAAAGGTCACGATTGAGATCGATAAGCCGGAAGGGAAATTTCTGGTTTATTCAGCTTCATCGGAGCCGCGCGCTCAAGATGACTGGCTGTTGGATATTCGTCTTTATGGTTATCAATTTCGCGCAGATACAGCCTCAATGATCGTTGAGGAGTTGGGCCTTCAGCATTTGCATCTTCGGGATCATATTGCTAAACGGATCAAGTTTTTCTCCAGTAAACAGCGGTTTTTTAAACTCAAGGCCAGTATTGCTTCGGGTGATATGGAGAAGGAGATTGATCGGAAGTTATTGGCCGTCCTCGCGAAGGCCGAGAATGATCGTTTCTTTGATGTTATTCATGCCGTCTATGATTCTTTTCCGTTTGACGATGGTCTTGATGCGGTACCTGAGGAGTTTGTAGCGATCGAAAAGATGGACATGGCGGATGTTTTCTGGGCTTTTGCCAAGGAATCCTTCGGGTACGAATCCGAAAAGCCGACGTTACGACACCTGCTGACCTGTCTTTTTATCAGTGATCTCTATTTATCGATGGGCGATCGTCTTTGTCAGAATGTGCGGCAGTTTGTTCTGCCGAGCGGCTTTGCCCGGAATGCCGCTGTTTGCATGAGCGAGTGGCGCGACAGCGTAAAAATGACGGAGAGCTATGATCGTTTGTCCGAAATGGTTTCCGACGCTTTAGGGATGGATCGGTATCTAAGGGAAATACCATTGAATACGCCGGACGAGATTAATGCGTTCAAAGATGCAGTGACGTTTTCTGCTACAGAAAAGATTTCAGCCGGGGCGGTCAAGGCGTACATTCTCGGACACGAGGCAACTATTGATAAGGATTTTGTTATTTCGTTTTGCAGGCATAGACAGGCCTTGCATTGGTCAAACAAACGGCTTGGCGGTGATGCGGTTCCGCGCGAGAGTTTCTGGGCTGTTCATGAGGCATTTATTGCCGCGGCCGAATTCATGTCAAAGAAGCTCGGCTTTCCGCAAGGTTTTAACTTTCCAACCGCAAGAGATGTGTTCGAAGCATATACCGCGGACCTTTATGTGTTCGACAGGTATTATCGCTCTTTTTATGAGCATGCTGGTGTTGTTGACGCCAGAGGCTGGGATATCCTGAAGGACATTAAATCACGGATCGAGGATTTGTATAACAACTGGTTTCTTGAACCGGTCACAATGCTGTGGGAGAACAAAATTAACGTCGAAGGCTGGCGCATAAACGGGATATGCAATCAGTATGATTTCTATGGCAAGTATCCTGAACCGAAAGCCGCTGATAAAAGCGCGGCTGTCTTTGTGATCATTAGCGACGCGCTTCGTTACGAAGCTGGCGCTGAAATCGCGGAGATCCTTAATGGGAAATATCGTTTTGCGGCAAAGAAGGAGGCTATTCTGGGAGTAGTTCCTTCCTATACGGCATTGGGTATGGCGGCCTTATTGCCTCATTCGAAGATTTCTTATTCGGCCAAGGCAGAGGTTCTTATTGATGACAAGGCGTGCGCAAGTATCGTTCAGAGGGACGAATTACTTTCCTTGCAGAAGGGGCTGGCTATCAAGGGTGATGAGCTTGTCCGGATGCCGCGCGAAGACGCCCGCGAGCTTGTGAAGGGCAAAAACGTTGTGTATCTCTATCATAATACGATCGATGCTATCGGGGATGATGCCAAGACCGAAGACAAGACGTTTGTAGCTGTCAGGGACGCTGTTGAGGAAATCTGCGGCATGGTATCGTTTGTAGTTAATAATCTGCATGCCCGGTATGTGTTTATTACCGCGGATCATGGATTTGTTTATACCGATACCCGGCCGGGAGAGACTGAACGCAATCGATGTTCTGTGTCGGATAAAGATTTTATTACTTTAAAGAAGCGATATTCACTTGGCCGGAGTATCCCGTCGATGGATTTCGTTCATCAGGGAGTGGTTTCCAATACTGCAGGGGTTACACCTGCAGAGGATATGCAATTTGCTATCCCCAAGGGAATGAGCTTGTTTTATTTTACCGGCGGCGCGAGGTATTTCCACGGTGGGGTGAGCCTGCAGGAAGTTGCTATCCCGGTCATTACTGTTGAGCAGATCCGCGGCAAAGAAAAAGAGAAGACTCGGGATAAGTATGTAGGTGTGCAGGTGCTGGGACAAGATCACCGGATCACGACCGGCAAACATCGCTTTGAGATACTTCAAATCGAGGCGGTTTCTGACAGGGTGAAACCAGCCACGTTTAAGATCGGCGTTTATGCAGAGAACGAACCGGTCAGTGATATTCAAACGGTTTCTTTTGAAAGCGCGTCCGCGGAGATGGCTGATCGAAAGAAAGAGGTTGTTTTAACCTTGAAGAATGTAAATTTCGCAGGCGGTAAGACGTACCGGCTGATTCTACGTAACGCGGAAACCGATATCGAAGAACAATCCATACCGGTGCGTATTGACCGTGTATTTACAAGCGATTTTTAAGGAGGGATTTGCAATATGAATACTGAATTAGACAATCTGCTTAATAAACATTTTAGCGGCAAGGTTGTGCGTAAAGACTTGACGAAAAAGATTAAAGAAGGCGCAAATGTGCCGGTATATGTCCTTGAGTATCTTCTGGGTCAGTATTGCGCTTCGACAGACGATGCGATCATCGAAGATGGCATGAAGACGGTCAAGCGTGTTCTTGCGGACAACTATGTGCGCCCGGATGAGTCGGAGAAGGTGAAATCGATCGTCCGCGAGAAGGGCGGACTGAAGGTTATTGATAAGGTGACGGTTACGCTCAATGAGAAGAAAGATATTTATGAAGCGGTCTTTTCTAATCTGGGGATCAAGAATGTTATCGTGCCAAGCGAGACGGTTAAGAAATATCAGAAGCTATTGGCCGGGGGCATCTGGTCGATCGTGAATCTGCGTTATCATTACGAAGAAGGCCAAGGCGCGTCGCCGTTTATCCTAGAAGATATTAAACCCATACAAATGCCGAATATGGATATGGAGCCACTTTTTGAGGGGCGGCGGGCATTTACGGAAGAGCAATGGATGGATGCCTTATTGCGGTCGGCCGGTATGGAGCCGACGCTTTTTGAGCCGCGCGTTAAACTGCATTTGATCGCAAGGATGATCCCGTTTGTTGAGAATAATTATAACGCTTGTGAGCTGGGCCCGCGTAATACCGGCAAAAGCCATTTGTATAAGGAAATCAGCCCAAACAGTATTCTGGTTTCCGGTGGGCAGACGACCGTGGCCAACCTATTTTACAGCATGAGCCGCAGGCAGATCGGGCTCGTTGGTTTGTGGGACATCGTAGCCTTTGATGAGGTAGCAGGGATATCATTTGCAGATAAAGACGGCGTGCAGATTATGAAAGATTATATGGCATCCGGTTCGTTTGCACGCGGCCGCGACCAGATCAATGCTAACGCGTCAATGGTCTTCGTAGGCAATATCAATCAGTCCGTTGATACGCTAGTCAAAACAAGTCATTTGCTTTCGCCTTTTCCTGACAACATGATCGATTCCGCGTTCTTTGACCGGTTCCATGGGTATATCCCGGGATGGGAGATCCCTAAGATGAAGCCGGAATTCTTTACAAACAATTACGGTCTTATTGTCGATTATCTGGCTGAGTTCTTGAGAGAGATGAGAAAAAGGAATTTCTCTGACGCGATCGACAAGTATTTCCGTTTAGGGAGAGATTTAAACCAGCGCGATGTGATTGCCGTAAGAAAGACAGTGTCGGGGTTATTAAAACTTCTTTACCCTCACGGGGAGTACGATAAGGCCGCAGTTGCGCGGTGCTTGGATTATGCGCTTGAAACAAGGCGGCGTGTGAAGGAACAGCTTAAAAAGATCGGCGGGATGGAGTTCTTTGATGTGCATTTTAGTTATGGGGACAAGGAAACAAATGACGAGAAATATATTTCCGTGCCCGAGCAAGGCGGAGGTTCGCTTATTCCCGATGGGCCCATGAACCCCGGAACAGTTCATACGGTAGCCCGGGGAAGCAATGGTCACTTGGGGTTATATCGTATTGAGACGCAGATGAGTCCGGGGAATGGATCGGTGCGTTTCACAGGGCTTGGGTCAACTGCCGCGGCCAAGGAATGCTTACGGATAGCGTTTGATTATTTTAAGGCGAACTCTTCACGCGTTAGTGTAACGCCAAAGGCTGGAGACCACGATTATCATATTCATGTCGTAGAGTTGCATAATTCAGGGCCTGCGGAGGCATTAACATTGACGGCCGTGATCGCCCTCGCATCGGCATTGATGAAGAAGCCGGTGCAGTCGCAGATCGTTGTCTTGGGAAGCATGAGCTTGGGAGGCAACATTAAGCCGGTTGAAAACTTGGCAGAATCAATGCGTGTGGCGCTTGACGCAGGCGCGCGTAGGATCCTGATTCCATCAAGCAGTGTTGGGGATTTCCAGACTGTTCCGGGAGAGTTGTTGTCGAAGTTCCAAAATAGTTTCTATGCCGACCCGATCGACGCGGTGTTCAAGGCGATGGGGGTTGAATAAGGAGGAGAGTTATGACAAAAAAACGTGAAAAAAGAAAAATTGAGAGGGAGCTTCCATCTGTTGGGACTGTCCTAAAGGGGAAGTTTAAAGGCGTTGCTGGGTACAAGGCAATAATCGTTAAAGACGATAATGCCTCGAGTGGGAAAGCTGTCAAATGCGATGGAAAAGTTTATCCCAGCATGACAGCGGCGGCGCAATCAATTACCAAACAGCCCACCAACGGTTGGCGGTTTTGGAGATTTTAGAGGAGGTTGCTGATGAGCGAAACCAATATCGATATTATTCACAAAGAAATCGATTTGATTCAAAGCTGTATTAGCAGGATGGCTCAGAATTCGTTCCTCATTAAAGGATGGGCGTTGACCGTCGTGACCGTTGTTCTTGCTTTGATGGAGAAGAATATTGACCCGATCTATTTATGCCTTGTGCTTTTTATTCCGCTCATTGCCTTTTGGTATTTGGATGCCTTTTTTCTTCAAACCGAAAAGATGTATAGAAAAATGTATGAGTGGGTTATTGAGGTGCGTCCCAAAAATGATTTAAGCTTGCTATACGATCTTAACCCACATCGATATAAGGAGAAGGTTGACTCAAGAGCTAAGGTTATGTGGTCAATAACTCTGCGGGTTTTTTATGGGATTCCGCTTTTGATGGTGGTGGCGATTCTCGCTTATCAGATCACTTCAAAATGTTTCTTTAAATAGGGAGAATTTGTTATGGCAAAGAAGCAGATTTTTTACAGTTTCCATTTCGATAACGACGTTTTTAGAGTTCAGCAGATTCGCAATATCGGAGTCATTGAAGGCAACACACCTGTATCTGTTAATGATTGGGAGCAGATTCGAAAGAATGACGATGCTGTCAAAAAATGGATCGACGATAATATGAAGTATAAGTCGTGTGTGGTTGTTCTGATCGGTGAGAAAACAGCTGTGCGGCCGTGGGTTCGGTATGAAATTATAAAAGGCTGGAATGATGGCAAGGGCGTTTTAGGAATATACATACACAATATTAAATGTTTGCGCAGTGGTAAATGCAATCAAGGGGCCAATCCTTTTGATTACATTGATTTGAAAAATGGTGGAAAACTGTCCAGTTTGGTGAAATGCTATAACCCAAATTCATACGATGCATATAACGACATCTCTAATAATATCGAGTCGTGGATCGATAACGCGGTTGCGGCAAGGGCGTGATCAAAAAGGGAATTAAATGCCGGATGATTTATTTGATGAGTTCTTAGGTTTTGATTTTGCGATGGGCGCGGACATGGTTAAGTGCCCGCACTGCGGGGCCGACGTGCCTTGCAGTTTGTTTTTTGATGATGAGGTTGAATGTCCGAAATGTGGGAAGAAATTTAAGAAAGGAGACTGATTGAAAAAAATAATATTTTGTTTGGTGTTATTATTCATTGCGCTTCCATCTTTCGCTAGTCAGCAATTAGAGGAAGCGATTACAAAATTTACCTATAACGGCAAGCCCATTCATCCATTCATCCTAAGAGAATTTTCAAATTGGCTCTCGGATAACCGGCCGCCCATGATTACAACAGTCGATGTCTCGGCGGCATCCGATACAAATAAGTATATGGATAGTGAGATCGAGAAACGGGACAATTGGCTATTTGCGAAGACGGAAGAAATGGACGGGGACGTGCGGCTTTATGAGTCGTTCGGATATCACTGGATCGGCCGGTTGGCAAACGGAGTCCATGTCCTTGAGACCGGATCCAGCGGCGGCGGATCGGGGTTCTTTATGGATTTGATGTTTGTGGAATTCTCGGAAGGCGAGATATTCTGGGAGAATAAGAAAGAAAAGCAGTTGCTCATGACGATTGTTGGAACATATTCCTTGGGCGATCGGTACGAAGGCGATATTAAAATCAATGGCAATAAAGTATTAATTCCCGCATCAGCAGATCAGCGTGGAGGCGGGTCGAATGATAAGGATATTGAATTGAGTTTTCCTGAATAGGCGGTTTTTGTATGGACACAAGAAAATATGACCCTTGGGATTGGTATATCTTTAAGAATGAAGTTTTGACAACTTCCAGATATGTTTTATCGGAAGAAGCAAAAAAGTTTTTGCAGGAGGTTCTTAATTTAGCAAAGAAAAATGTTCGACATTTTGAGAAGGGGAGCATTTTTTATAGGGCTCGAGTTGGTCATCAGGAGCAAAAAACAACACGAGATCAAATTTTACCCATAAAACCGTTTTCAGGTGAAGATATGGGTATCCCCCCTTTTAGTAAGAAAGCGGTTGGCAGAGCTAATCCTCACGGAATTAAATGTCTTTATTTAGCCACAGATGATAAGACAGCAGTTGCAGAAGTCCGGCCTTATAAGGGCGGTTTCGTGTCGATAGTTCGTTTCTTGGCTAAAGAGAGCATGGATCTAATTGATTTTTCTTCACCGGGCTTTAAAGGGTTTTTCTTTTCTGCTGGAGGCGCATTTGCTCTTGGTCGGATGGAGGGGGTAGATCAAGGTGTTATTGAAAAGGTTATTTTAGGATTGATCAATTACGATTTTTCTAAGCCAGTACGACATGAAGATCAAGTAATTGATTATATTCCTACACAGATACTTGCGGAGCATATTAAACGAGATGGTTTTAAAGGGATTATTTATAATAGTTCGCTTTCTTGGTCAAATGGAGACAATGTTGCTTTATTTGATGATTGTTGGGTAGAACAGGATTTAACCTCTGCCAAACTGGTCGAGATCGAGAAAATTACAATGGAGATCAAAGACTACGAATGGGATGCGGGAAAACGTATTAAGAGTCTTATGAAAGATATGCATTGATCTTTGGCGTTATAAAACAGTGGTTTCGGTGGATTTTAGGCGATTTCGTGATAAAATACCCTTATCGTAAGGTAGGGACTCGTTGATCGGCTCGCCTAAGGATATTAAAGCCCCCATGCTACGTTTCCGGTAGAGTTTCACAAGTAGGCTTATTTCAAGGGGTTGCGTAGTTCGCCTGGCGTCCACTTCGAGCCGCCAGTTTTTTGTAAAGGGACTATCAGGCGAACCTGATTTTTGGAGTAAAACAGGATGAATGTCAAACAAGCTTTTTTATTTTTATGCCTTCTTCTAGTCGTG